CTTATGAGAGAATCGTTTTACCAATAAACTATAGAGGCTTTTGGTTGCAGAACCGGAGTTGAACACGGACCTTGAGCTTATGAGACTCATGAGCTTACCGAAGCTCTTTTCTGCAATTTAGTATTTCTTATCTTAACACTATTTAGTATTAATGTCAAATCTTTTTCCTAAAAATGTCAAAAATAGTAGCAATTATTCCAATAAAAAGTATTATTTTTGTAAAAAGTCCACAAAATATCAACATAAAAATTCCTTTAAATACAGAATTATTAAAAGGAACAAAATTTCCTTCTTTACACTTACGAATATAATCTTGCATAAAATATAATCCAGCCATAGAATGAATAATATAATAAACAATAAAATAGGTTGTTAGGTTTTCTGTTGAAACATTTTGAAACATAAAGAAATTATTATACTACAAAGAGGAGTTTTTGTCAATAAATAATTTCAATGTATTTTAATTCATTATCTTCATCAGGTTATCAAAACGAGCGTATACAAATAAATTTCAACAGTGTTGAACCGCCATTACAAAACGCACGTATAGGAACTCGTTTTTATCATTTCTATTTTGATACATGGAACGAAAAAGTGAATTTTACTAATTGTACAGTTGATACAGTAACAGGTAATGATGAGTGGAGTGCAACAATTACAAATATTAACAACAGAAGATACGTGTTAACAGGATTTGGAATTAACAGTGATTTTACTGCTGATGATGCATCTTATGCAATATCTCCAACAATTTATGGTAATCCTAACGATTTTCAAACTCTCTTTTGGCAAGTTACTGGAAACCGTGAATCTCTATTTTTCAACTACATTGACAGCACTGGTGCAGCAAGTATTTATCCTTCTCATCCTTATCCAAGAATAACAAAAATAGATAATCGTTCTATTAGAGTTTCTGCATGTATGATGCCTGCAAGTGGATTTGAAGGTCTTGTTTCTCCACCAACATTTAAACAAAATATTAGAAATAATAATTATAGTGCTCTTGTAGGTTTACCAAATTTACTAGCATCTAATAATACTAATTTTGTTAATCATTTACCATACATTTCAAAAAGAAGAGTAAATTATAATTTCGGATTAAACAAGAATTTTATTCGCAACTATTATGTTGCAAGTATTGGTAAAAATATTATTCCAAATAGTTTAAAAGTTGAAGTTCCTGTTTTAACATCAAAAGTTGATCCAGAAATTTCGGAAGAAAATGGTTATATTTTAACATTTACAACAGGGGATGTTACAAATCAGTCTGATACGATTGGATCTGGTTTTATTTATCTCTCTTGTTTACCATCACAAGATTTATCAGAACTTGGAATTTCTTATCCATATACTCCTGTATATAGTCGATTTAAATCAAACACAGGTCAATTGTGGTTATACTTTAAATCGCCTCTTTGGATTGAACCTAATGCAAATATAACAGTAACATACGAAACATCATCATTTCAACCAAATATAACTTTTACCCCAGATGCTAATCCTAACTATTGGGAATTATCTTCAACAGGAGTTAGTATTGTTACTTCTGGCATTTATTATTATAGTTATAAATTTAGTCGTGGTTCTTACTTCTCTAATACTGTAGGAGAAGATGCATTTACAGTTTCTTTCTTACCATCATCTTTTATAACAACCACATTATATAGTTCAGTTTCAGTTAGCACTGTAATGGTTGATAACTTTTATCAAACAAGTTTTGATATTGAAGACAAAACTAAAACAAGAATGGTTAAAAGATTTGTTGAACAAACAGGAGACAATTCTTTAAGTGCAAAACATATTAATACAAATTATATTTATAAAAATAATGAATGGATGCGTGCTGATGGTCCTATTATTCTTTTTAATAATGGTGTTGGCAATCGTCACTTTGTTAAAATTCAACTATCTGCATTTACAGGTGCAATTTATGAAGAAGAAACTGAACTAGAATTTTTACTTAATAAGAATGATATTATTTTTACGCCAACTATTACAGAATATGGCGATAGTTCTGCAACTATTACAACTGTAATATATCCTACAGAATCAGAAAATTTTGGTTTTAAATGGGCAGCATATCCACCAGAAAACGTTTTATTCTATAATCTCGACAACGAACCAATAAGTGCAAATGTTTTTTATAATGATTTAATTGATGTTAAAGTATCATACTTAGGTGTTGATAAAACCGAAATCGTTGTTTATTCACAAGAATATGCTACATCAGCAAGCACATTCTGGTTTCCACCAAGCACTGTAGTAAATGATATTTTCTTAGAAATTAAAGGAAATATTGATGATAATAACAAAACTGGTAAGGGAACATTAAGCGCATTTTGTAATCGTAATGGTCGTTCTTATCGTGTGCCAACAGATGCAAATATTATTTGGAATGAAGTTGCAAATGACACTAGAGGTGCAATATTTTTCACAAACTCATTTACTAATAGTGCGATTAGCGAAGGAACAATTTATTCTTCATCAAATAGCTATTCTCTTATAAATGCAACAGTTTCAAGTATTCCTGTTACCAACAATCCTAAATTTATTCTTTTTAATATAACTTGTGATCTTTCAAGAAATGATTTTGCATTGAATGCATCTAAATTATTCTTATATCGTGAATATCCAGCAGGAGATTTATTAACTATTAATGCAACAAGTGGAAATAATTCGTTATTTAATAGTAAAACTAGTAAACATTTAGTTTTCAAAAACAACACAAATTTAACACTATCTGCAATTTATCCAGATCTTAACACTTCAAATATTCGTTGGAATGCATTGAGCGGAAAAAATATTCCTTTCTTATATGGAACTGGAGATACTTTTAATTTCTCACTTTCTACTCTTTCATCAATTTGCGTTAGTGTTTCTGCATTATCTGCAAAACCTTTTAATGGAAACTTTAATCGTTATAATTTCACAGACAGTATGTGCTTTTATTTATTAAGTAATATAACTCCGTTAAATTATATAGGTTTCCCTGAAAATCAATATAACCCAAACAGAATAGCAAGTAATAGTGTTGTTGATTATGGTCGATGTGGTAGTGGATATGAAAATTTAATCTTTAATCTCTATACACAATCAAATGGTATGACATCTTATAAACCATGTCATACAGAAAACTTTTATTTTTCTGCATCTCCAGGATTTTCTAAATATATTTGGGCAGTTGGAAATACTATTACTGAATCTAAATCTAATAAAGTTATTATTCCTTTATCATATAGTAATGTTTCTGCAAACAACACTGTAAAGGTTTCTGCATTTAATGATATTTTCTTAGAGTCTGATTCTGTAACAGTTTATAACTTTGCATCATCTGACAATTCTAATGTTTATAAACAAAACATAACATTCTTAAATTTCCCTGCACCATCTGCAAGTATCGAATTAACAAACAATTTTGTTAACGTAGAACATTATTCTGAATTACCAAGAATGCTTGCAACAATAAAATCTGGTAATTTTGATATAAACGGTTACTCATTTAATATTGTTCTTAGCAGCAATAGTTTTGTTCAAACGAAATTAATAGAGAATAAAGCAGCTTCGTTTAATTCATTAATTAAAGTTGGAATTGAAGACACTGATTTTGTTATAGATGAAAACTCATTTAATAATTGTAAGATTTATCTTTCTGGAAATATTTCTATAACAATAAACGGTTTTGATTTTTGTCCAACAAGCTTTCCAGTTTCATCAAACATTCTTTCACTTTCTGTTTATAGTGGTCCTAATCTTGAGTTATATGCACCAAAAAATATTGTATCAGCAGGAGAAGTTGTAACATTTTATAATGGTAGTAATAAAAACTTCATTTCTAATCCAAGTATTAGTTTTCAATCATTTAGATTTGATAATGGTGAAGGAACAATTTCAACACCAACAACAGGAGCATTAACCTTTACAACAACATATTCCAACGAAGGAATTAAATCACCTTCATTAACAGGAGTTACAAACACAGGAGAAACATTTATTCAAACTTGGGATAAATTAATCTCTGTCAAAAATTCTTTCGAAGGTTATGATTCATCTATTTCTCGTGAATTTTACGAGAAATTAAACTTACCATATTCTTTAGAAGATGTTAAAGTAAAGCCTAATGATTGGCAATATAGTTCTGTTATAAACAAATCATTCCAAAAATTAAAAACAAACTTAGATTATCTTAGTGCATCTTGTGCAATTAATAATATTAATTTCCCAAAAGCAAACGGTGGTTATCTCGGTGAAAGATTTGGTAACTTTAAATGGCAAACAAAATATGCACCAATAAATGTGCAAAATACATTGTTTAGTGATTTACGTTCTGTTCAATTTATTAACAATCAAATTATAGCATTTAATGGAAATCGTTTAGAAATATACAATGTATCATACAATCCTTCAAAAACATATTCTGTTAATAAAATTAATAACGGAGAGGTTTTTGAAAATCCAACAACTCTATACTATAGTGATGAACTTAAAAGACTTTACATTTTAGATAATGGTAAGAAATTATTATTTGTTTGTAAGTTTGATTTAAACAATCCAAGTGATATAGAGATTACGCACTACTGGGGTGGTAGTGGTGCAAAAGAAGATCGCACCAAGTTTAACAATCCTGTTGATTTTTGCGTAGATAGTCAATACAATTTATTTGTTGTTGACAGCGATTCTCTTGTTATAAAAGTTTATAACAAAAACTTAAACTGGATTAGAAATATATCATCAAGTAAGTTTAGCAGTAATAATAAACCACTTTCAATTTCTGAAAGAAATGGTCTTTTCTCTGTATCAACAACTTCAGGCGAAACTATTCTAATAGATCAGTTTGGTACTGAGAATGGTTCTATAACCAAAAGTAACAGTTCTAATTCTATATTAAACGTTTTACACGAAGGTATAATTTATATTATTAGCGGGAAATCATTAGCGAAATATACTATAAACAATACTTTTGTAAATGAAACAACTTATAATGACGAGATTGTTGATGTTGTTTTTGACAGTTATCATTGTTATATAATTTTTAAAGATTATATATTAAAATTTGTAGACTTTATAGAAATTGATAAAGTTATAAATTCTAATGAATCTCTTTCAGGTTTTGATTGGAACTCTATTTATGTAAATGAAAATGAATTTGTAACAGATTATATCTTTAATGATTCATTTAAAAAGATAAAGGATAATACTAGTCTTTTAAATAGTCGTATTGATAAGAAATTATTTGTTGATCTTGATCAATATTACAGAGTAATTAATCAAACCTCATCAGCTTATTCACCATCTGCATTAACAGATTATCCTCTTTTCTTAGGAGTTAACGAGCCTGTTTTATATGACACTATCAATCGTGGAATAAATCAACTTTACAATAATATTGAAGAACTTAAAGGTAATATAGATGCAACATTTTCTATTCCAAACAACAATGATGATATTCAATGGAGATGGAGTTTCCATTATATAAATGATATTCAAATTCCAACAATTGAGAAAAATCCTGTTTCATGGAGAGAAATGTCAAAGGCTAAATTAGTTGGAAATACTCAATTAAGCTCTTATTCTGCATGGTGGACAACAAGAGAAGGAAATGGAGGCAATCATTCTGAAATTTGCTGGAATTATCAACAGGTTCAATGTAACAGCCTTTTCCCTCTTACATGGTATGATACAGAGTTAAATAATGTCTCTGGTCATACTTTTACATGGGAAGATTTAGAAAAAGATTGTTGCTCTCTTCCTGATTTTGTTTTTGCAGATTGTATATCTGTTTGCTAAATAATATAAAATGGATTACGCAAGAGAAATTTGTAAATTATCAGACAATCAGATAGTCTTTCCTATCAAGGATTATGAAAGTGTCGGAGATTCATTATCGTCAATAAATTATAACTTTAATGCATTAGATATTTATACTTGTAATTTTGAGTATAGTGCAGCAAATCTATGGAATTCCATTTATAACCAATTTAGTGTAAACAGTGCAAACTGGCTTAATGCAATGAATACTGTTAAAGCTAATTCAGGTTGCTGGACAGACACTTATAATAGTGTTAAAACATTAAGTTCTGTTTGGATGAAACCAGTATCGCTTATTTATCCTTATACATTTGGTATAGATGGTGATTCGTCTGATGTTATCTCAGATGTTACAAATTGGGTTAATCAAACTCTTCCTGTGTTTAGTGGAACTTGTTATAATTTTATTGTCGGTCAAGAACTTTATATCTTTACTCCAATGTATGAACAAATTAATCGAATTCTTTCTCAAACAAAAGTTACTGGTGTAAAAACTGTTCGTGTTCGCTATTCAGTTTCTTGTATTGGTAGAGGTAGAAAATCAGGATTTGTAAAAGGATCTGTTGATTGTGGTGCTCAGACACTTGATGTTCAAGTTCCAGATGGTTATGTTAAGGAATTTGTAGGTTTAAAATTCATCGTTGATGACAGTATTTCTCGTTGGGTTTACGATTCTTCACTTTATAATTAATAATGATTCAACAAATATCAGAATTCGAATATTTAGGAAATAGCTTATATAAGTTCAATTCTAATATGAATGAGTTAAACGTTCGAATAGATCGTTTATATTCAGATACAAATAAGTGGAACTCACTCGGAGATGCATTTAACTCAGTGTTTAGTGACTTAAATAATCTTTCTACATTTGTAAATGAAAATTCTAGTTACTGGAAACGTTCTTCTGATCTAGTTTATAACCTTCGTGGATATTGGGAAGAACCAATTCAAATTGTTTATCAAAACATTTTTAGCTGTGTTGCAAACATGATTGAAATAGAAACATGGTTAAATGACAATTTTCCATCGGAAAACTTTTCACCAACACAAATTATTAGATGTGACTATATTTGTAATAATTATAGTGCAGATGGTTTAGATAATACAAGATTAAAAGAATATAAACCAGAGGTTATGGAAAAGTTAGCTGCTAATTATTCTGTATCAGTTAGAGAAGTATTTGACTTTTTAAGTTATAAAAATCAATTAGAATCTCTTATTGTTGCTTTTAATACTATTTTTAGAAAGTACGGAAAAACCAGTTTGATTGTAACAGGAATAGATGCCATAACAAGTATAATAAACCTTGTAACATACAACATAAACTATGACATTTTTGAGTCAAGTGAACTTAAAGATTTTTCTATAACAGATTTGAAATTATTCCACTCATATGTTTATCAATACAACATTGTTATAGAAAAATACAATATTTATATACAACGTAATTTTGAAGATATTCCAACTAATATTCTTGTTCAATTTGAACCAAAAAATATTAACATGTATACAGGTGGTCGTTTCTTTTTTAAAATAAGAAACGGACGTTGGAGCTATCATGATTACACAAATATTGAGTTTTGTTCAGATAGACTTTGTAACGATTGTTATGATTCACTACCAATAAACGATCTTTATAAAGAAAGGGATTGCCCACAACGTTTTAAATATCTTTTAACAGAATGTAAATTTTTTAACCCATATACTGATCCTGCTGTTGAACCAGCATTATTAAGTCTTCCTATTGAAGAAGGATATAATATAATAGACCATTTATTCTCATGAAAAAAATATCAAACGATAACAATTTTGAAAATTATTTAAACACATATGTTAATGTAGAAGTTAATGGAGTTGTTAAAAAGTTTTTTGTATCAGAAATAAATTCTGGAAGTATTGTTACAGATGCAGGGATTTTATATAATTATACTACACTAGGGGAGAGTACAATACAGAGCTGTCCTGTTTGTGAAGACCCTTGTTATAATAGTGTTCCTATTATTGAATTAAATTTTAATGGAAAGGGATATATAGGTTCAAATAACTTATTAAATAATAAGTTAAATGAAACTCATGATGTTTATATAAACAATAATAAAATATGTAGAATAAACACAAATACTTTATCTGCCGATTTTAATAGATTATGGCTTATCCCTTTTTATTCATCAAATGTTCAAATTCCTAATTTTTTTGACGATTATTATACAGGATTTAATGCTACATCAGTAGCTTCTTGTGTATTTTTTGATCCATCATTTTATAACAATCGAAATTGGAATAATTTAGTAATAAAACCTGTAAGTGCATATAACCCAGCTTATTTGAATAATCCTATACCAGAAACATTTTATACTCATTTTTTTGCAGGATTAGGTGCAGGTTTTGATAGAAGAGAATCAGGAGTATTGTCGAATAAAATATTAGTAAATTCTAGCAATGTTTCTTCTGTGTCATGCATTGCTTGGAAACAATATACATTTAGTTCTGAAGCAAATTATATAATTACTTGCTGTTATGATACAAATTGTGTATATCTATCAACAGATTTTAAACCATATACTCAGTGCCAACAAACTTCTACATTTTTCATTGATTTAGATCCTTGTGTAAATCCTACAGAATATGGTTTAGGATTTACCTATGACGGCACTAGATATTATACTAATGATGCAGAAACTACAAATATAAAATACGCATATACCCCATACGGATCAACGCCTGATCCTTATTTTAGTGCGCCGTCATTAAAAAAATATATTTTTTATACTAATTGTTTAAAATCAGGTTCAATCGTGCTATATACAGGTCTTGATAATATGAACGGTAAAATATGGTATTCTGATCTAGGATTAACGCCTTTTACAGGTTCTTATTTTTATGTAGATTATTCAAATCCATTTTTATATCCAACAGGACGTGTATGGGAAGTTGAGGTTGTTAATGGATCTGAAATTAACTCTACACCGTGTACGTAATTATGAAAGACCAAAAAATAATAATGGCAGGACTTGCCAATAATAAAACTTCATTAGGTGAAGTTTTTCGTAGATACGTAGAGTGTTTTAAAACATTTTCTAATCCTGACGTTTTTGATTTACAGCCATTTACAAAAAACGAAGAATTTAAATTAGATTTATTTCCTCAATATAGTGGACCAATAAATCATGATGTTAAATATTTTCACTCTACTTTTGGTCTTTATCGTGCTATTAAAGAAAAAACCAAACCTTTTCCTAGAAGTTCAAGTGTTAAAAAGATTGGTTATTTTGTTTGGGAAAGTTCTGAACTACATAGTAACGACTCAGAGGTTTTAAAAGACTTTGACGAAATATGGACTGCAAGTAAATATTGTAAAGATATTTTCTCACAATATATAGATTCATCACTTATAAAAGTCATTCCACATCCAATACCAATTCCAGCTAAATTTCCTAAAAAATATAAAAATTTTACAATACTAATTATGGGAAATATTTCTAGTAATGTAGATCGTAAAAATATAGTTGGTAACTTAGAAGTTGCTAAAATTATAAAAGAAAAATATAAAGATGTTAATATAATTTTTAAAACTTTTACTGGTTCAGATAACGAACGTGATCTTTTGAAACAAATTGTAGGAGATTCTAAAATAAAAGTTATTGATGAATATTATTCCTCTGAAAAAGTTCAAGATCTTATTGGTAAATGTCATGTATTATTATCTCTTCATCGTAGCGAAGGTTTCGGTTTAACTCTTGCAGAAGCAATGTCAGTTAATACAGTTCCTATAGCTACAGGATATTCAGGAAATGTAGATTTCATGAAAGATTATAATAGTTTTTCAATAGATTATAAACTTGTAGATGTAAATGTTCCTTATTTTAAAGGTCAATGGGCAGAACCGAATAAAGATGATGCTGTAAATAAATTAGACTTCTGTATTAACAATAATATAGAATTACATTCTATACAGCAGAATTCATCTAAATTTATTAGTAACAATTTATCGCCTAGATGTATATCAGAGTTATTGAAAAAATATTATTAATCATTATTTGTATAATTCAACTAGAAATTATTTTATTCGATAATACTTTATCAAAATCTTCAAATATAGATTTATTATAATTAATGAAATCAAAAGGTAAAACATTTTTTCTATCATATGCATGAAAATAGTGTAGTCTTTTAGATTTATCTACAAATCCATATTTTTGCATATTTCTATCCTGTATTCCTGTTATAATAGTTTTATTGTTAAATGCGGCATAACAATACATTGAACTTTCAGAACTTAATATTCCATCACATAAGTCAATAAGATGTAAATTTCCAGATATACTCATTTTATTAATTAAATCAATAGAATCTCTTTCTATTCTATATTCTGGTTTATGTTTAACTTGGTGATAATTAGAACCGTCAAAACCTATTTGAACAATAGTATATTGGTGTTTAAACCTTTCATAAAAATCCCTAATTATATAATCTGGTAAGTTTCTATCTGGAGTGCTGGCTGATGCAGCTACAATAAGAATAGGTTTGTTATATTTTAAAACACTTTTAATAAAATACTGATCTTCATAAGTTAAAAAATGATCCATTTTTCTTTTTTCAGATTCAAAAATTTTCAAACTTCTATCAATATTAAGATTTATTTTGTCTTTTTCTAAAAGAACATTTTCGTACCTTTCCATAGCGGCTAATCTTTCAGCACCACGATAAGAGAATATATCATCCCATTTATTACCTTCTTTTAAATAATCGTATATTATTATATTATCAGAAAAAGGAGTATTTAAAAATAAAGAAGAAACATTTAAATTATGTGTATAGAGTGATACAATTATTTTTTTATGTTCAGAATATTTAATAATATTATTCCATCTATTATTATGAATACATGATATTATAATATCACCAAGTCCTCCATCAAATCTTACTAAATTATTAATATTATCATTGAGTAAATTATATTCTTCTAACATTTTGAATTAAATTACTTACATATACAATATAAATAATTAATATTAAATAAGTTTGTAAAAGTCAATTTTTAATTTCTAACATAAACAACAAATATATAATATTTGATTATACTACTATCCACGATTAAATAAATATATCGTCATTTATGAAAAATTTTCTAGTATATCTCGATAAGAATTAGAAAATTTTATATTATAAAATATAACCAATAAATTAAAAACATATGTTTAATATATCTACAAATAAATTTATACCAAATACATTAGAAACAATTCTTAATGAATATGAAATGTGTAACATAGAAGAAAAAGAGAATCTAGATTCTCTTTTTTCGTATACAAAACTAAATCATATAGATAGACCTAATGTTTTAAGTTTAAGTCTTTTTTGTAAAGATATTAATACTATTACCTATAATGAGCCACTATCAGAAGAAGTCATAAAAAAATCAATACGATATAGTGACGGACGAAATAAATGGGAACTATATTTTGAAAAAATATTAAAATTCGGACCAGAATTTATTAAAAATAATCCTGATAAAAAAATACGTATTTATTTAGATCCTGAATGTTATTTTATCGCAGAAAAATTATTAGAGTTTTCAGAAGTATATGTTATGGATAAAACCTCAATTTCTGCACAGCCGGGAGCTATGTGGCGTATGCTTGCATTCGAAGATCATAATGTAGATAATGTTGTTTGTTGGGACGCAGATAATATGCACATATATAAAAAATCATATGATTTGTTCAATTCACAAGCACCTTTCGGTAAAATATATAATTCTGTTTCTACTGTTGTACATAATAAATTATTAGTATATAGATTTTTACAATGTGGATTAATGAGTGCTCGAATAAAGATTCCTATATTACAATATATGAAAGCCTTTATATACTGCGCTAATAATAATAAATTAATAAAGCATACTACAACATCATATGGACAATTTGAATTTTTTGGAAATCAATGGCCGTTCTATGGATTCGACGAATGGTTTTGTCATAATATAATATTCCCGATAATACAAGAAAAAGGTATAGATATTTTTGTTGAAAGAGACGTTCTATATACATTAAACGAATTTATGATTCATGAACTACAAAACAATAAGAATAATTTTATTATAATATAAATACAGATCTATTATGTCAATATACGTCGATGAATTATGGTCTAAGTATTTAATAGGAAAAAATATATCTGATTTAAAAAATTATGAGTGTACTTTTGTAAATTCTAATGATATAGATTTTTTAAATAATCCTGATAATTATTATATATCTTGGGGAGAAAATAAAAATAAAATTCGCCACTCTGTTATAGAAACAGGTTTTTTTAGAAATTCTGTCCATATGGACACTATAGGTTTGTATGAAAAGGCTTCTTTTAATTTTTATGTCTCAAAAAAAATAATAGAAGATTATAATGCTCCTGTTTCTTTAGAAAAAATAAATGCTATATGTCCTCCTTTGACAAAGTTTCCTCAGACTAAAGGTATTCAAAATTGGGAACATATAGTTGCTATATGTCAAAATCCAAAAGATAGAAGTATATGGAGAGTAGGATCATCTGGAGATTATTATAACTTTTTAGATAAAATAGCATCTTATTATAAAAATAAATTACTTTTGAAAAAACATCCAGTTGTATTAAACGATAAAGAAGATTGTGATATTTTAGAAAATATAGCTTTAAAACATGGTTGTGAATTACAAAATACGGATATTTCAATAATAGATAACTGTGAGTCAGTTTTTGTTTATAATTCTACGTTTGTAATAGATGCTATTTATAGGAATAAACATGTGTATCAGTATTCGCCTGGTTATTTTTGGCAAAGTGGAATAGTTCAATATACAAATAAGAATATACCTACAAAACAATATAAAACTGATACACAATATAATATGAAGTTTATTGAGTTTTTATTATGGAAATACTGTTTCCCAGAATCACAGAAAACTGAAAAATTATTAAAAATAATACATGAATTTAAAAATAGCGGTGATATTTTTCCATTACCAGAAGATTGTAGTTACGCACAATACATGTTGGATGATACACAAATTAATAAATTGCCTGTTGCAAATCATTTAGGAGGACATTGTAATGTTACTCATATAGATAAAGGAACTTTATCATATCTTAAAGACACTTTTAATATAAAAAATGTATTAGATATAGGATGTGGTCCTGGTCTTATGAAAGATATATGTAAAGAACTAAACATTGAATGGACTGGAATTGATGGTGATCCTAATTGTATAAAAGAAAACACAATTCATCACGATTATACTATATCACCATACAATCATGAAAATAATTTTTACGATTTAGCTTGGTCTATCGAATTCTTAGAACATGTTGATGAGCGTTATATAAACAATTATATAAAATATTTTCAAAAATGTAAAATTATTTGTATAACTCATGCTTTACCAGGAAAAAATGGTCATCATCACGTTAACTGTCAATTACCTAATTACTGGATAGATATTTTTGAGAAAAACGGATTTACATATTCTGAAAAACATACCGAAGAAATACGTAAAAAAACAACAATGAATAGAGAATTTATAAAAAATACAGGTATGGTCTTTATAAAAAAACAATAATGAGTAAATATAACTATATGTTAAATAACTTATCATCTGATAACGTAAAATATATTTTAACAATATTAGCAGTATGTGCTATTATTGCTGGATTTTTCTTAGATAAAATTGCTGCTGAAGTTTTTTATACTACTATTGGAAGTATTATTACTCATTTTTATCAAGGTAATAAAGTTAAAGAATTGAAAACTGAAATTGAAGCACAAAAGATTGAATTACAATCTTTAAAAAATGGCTAAAAAAAGAACATATAGGGAATTTAAACAAGGTATTTTTAAACCTCAAAATCCTGAAAAATGTCTTAACAAAGACAATATTGTTTATCGTAGTGGTCTTGAACGCAAACTTATGCTTGTTCTTGATAAAAATCCTAATGTTGTTCAGTGGAGCAGTGAAAAAGTAATTGTACCTTACAAACATCCTGTTAAATCTGCTCAGAGTGGAACACCTCAATATGCAAGATATTTTGTTGATTTTTATATGAAATTAAAAGTTGGTGAAGTTATAAAGGAATATTTGGTAGAGGTTAAGCCAAAATCCCAATGTTCAGCACCTACCAATCATGGTAATAAAAAAAGAACTACATTATTATACGAGAATCTACAATGGGCAATTAATCAAGCAAAGTGGGAAGCAGCAGAAGCTTACTGTAAAAAGAAAAATTATAAATTTTTAATCATTAACGAAAAGAACATTGATAATATACTTTCATCGTAATATAGATAAGTAATATATACATGGGAGAAAGCCGTGCTAGAAAAAT